AAAGCAGTACGTCCTCTAAACATGCTCAGACAAATAGAGGATGCTGTTGTAATCTATAGAATCTCTCGTGCGCCAGAACGTCGAATTTTCTATATCGATGTGGGTAACTTACCCAAGAACAAAGCAGAGCAATATCTTCGTGATATCATGAACCGTTATCGCAACAAACTAACGTATGATGCAAGCACAGGCGAAATTCGTGATGACCGTAATCATATGCACATGCTTGAAGACTATTGGCTACCAAGACGAGAAGGTGGTAGGGGAACCGAAATCACCACTCTTGATGGTGGACAGAACCTCGGTGAAATGGAAGATGTCGAATACCTGCTCAAGAAGGTATACCGATCACTCAACGTACCCACAAGTAGAATGGAACCCGATACGGGATTCAACATGGGACGATCTGCTGAAATTACTCGGGATGAAGTTAAGTTCTTCAAATTCATCGAAAAACTTCGCGCCAGATTTACTGAGTTATTAATGCAACTCCTCAGAACACAACTTCTGCTAAAGGGTGTGATGAGTGACGACGATTGGAACAATCTACGACAGACTATAAAGTTTACATACAATCAAGATTCATATTTTAGTGAACTAAAAGAAACTGAAATCATGAAAGAACGTCTTGATATGTTAAGCCAGGTAGATGAATACATAGGTAAGTATTACTCGGTAGATTGGGTTAGAAGAAACATTCTAAGACAATCCGAAGAAGATATAGATCTTATAGACACTCAAATAGAAAAAGAGAAAGCCGAAATGCCTCAAGAAGAAGGGGAAGATGAATTCGGTGGACTTGAAGGAGGACAGTTCTGATGGAAGAAACAGAAGTATCAAACATCGATAGCATGGTAATTTCTCTACTCAACCAAGACAGAGATTCGTTCTCCGGGGCATTCACTGATGCCATGAAAGAAAGAATTTCAGGTAAACTTGATGACATGACACAGGAAGTGTCAAAAGAATTACTTTCTATGGAAGAAGGATGGGCAGATAAAGCGATATCTATTGCTGCGAAGGCAGGAAAAGTTGCCGCTGGAGCAGGTCGTCTTGCTGCTAAAGGTGGAGCAGTTGCTGCTAAAGGTGGAGCAAAGGTAGGAGGTACTGTTGCTGGTGCTGCTGCTAAAGGTGGAGCAAAAGCAGGAGCAAACTTTGCTACCAACAACCCTAATACTATGAAACTTGCCAGTCGAATTGGTTCTGGAATACGCTCACGAAAAGATTCAATGATTAAACGAGTTGGTTCAGGACTACGAACAGCGGGTTCATATGCAAAACAAGTAGCAGCAGATCCTAATGTAAGAGATGCGGCAGGAAAAGCAATATCAAGTACATTATCTAGTGCGGGGAAACAGGCCATATCAGGTAAAGCACCAAAGTCAGGGAAGTCAGGGAAGTCGGGGAAAAAAGGCAATAAAAAGAGCGGTGAGGATTCACTCGGTTCGGCGATAGGAAAAGCAGCAATAGATGCGTGGAAAAAGAAACGAGAGTTTCAAAACGCCAAACGAACAGGGCAAAACCCTCCGTTGAAGTTAGCATCTTCGTTTGAACCAGACAACAATGAATTAATTGAAATGAATTATACTTTTGATTCTCCAAGAACAGCCAAAAAGTTTATGACTTCTGCTACACAAGCAGGGATCAATAAGCGAGATTTATCTACTAAAGGTAAAACTGTAACAGTTGGTAGCATAAAAGATAAAGACATGAAAGAAATGATTCGTTATCTTGCTAAAGAAATGAAAGCAACCATGAAAGAGTCATTGATTCCTGCACTACAGTTAGCAGTGTATACAGACGAAACCGTTATTGTAGAAGCCAAAAACGGAATTGATATACATATTACACCAAAAGAGGCTTCAATGATCTCGTCTATTCATGATAGTCTAAACGAAGACAATCAGGATACAATGAGGAATTTGATGGTAGAGTCAGAAGAAGAATACGAAAAAATTCTAAATTTCTGTAAAGAACAATTTATCGAAGAGGAATCCAATCATGTCAACTGAATCAATACTAAAGCATATTCTTGATGAAAACCTAATAGATGCACAAAAAGAAATCAATTCTCTCTTAATGATTAAAGTAGGAGATGCTTTACAACAGTTTAAAGAAGACTACGTTCCGTTTGTATACTCTGAGTCTTTAGGTGTTGCTGGTATTGCAGAAGCCAAAAAGAAAGCAAAAGTAACCGACAAAGAAGATGACGGTGAAGGAATGGATCCCGTTGGTAAAGCAGATTCTGATATAGACAACGACGGCGATTCTGATGAATCAGACGAGTACCTAAAGAACCGTAGAAAAGCAATTGGTAAAAACATCGATAAAGAAGATGATGATGATGACGAAGATGATGTCAAAGAAGAAGTCGAAATTTCTGAGCGTGGAGATGCTAGATCAACTCACATCTATGGTGTAGAACGAAATAAGTATGCTGGTATGACTGATGATCAGAAAGATCAAGTAAAAGCCAAGTACTATAGAGAAGCAGAAACTGCACAGAGGGAACGACGATGAAACTAATCACCGAGATGACAGAAGACGTTCAGTTTATTGTAGAAAAGACTGATGAAGATGGATCAAAGTCTCACTACATTGAAGGTATCTTCATGCAAGCAGAACGAAAGAACCGAAACGGTAGAGTATACCCACAAAAAGTTCTTACAGATGAAGTAGAAAGATACAACAAAGAATTTGTTGCAAAGAACCGAGCAATGGGTGAACTAAACCACCCAGATGGTCCTACTGTCAATCTCGACAGAGTTTCACACATCATCAAAGAACTCAGAACAGAGGGAAGTGATATTGTGGGTAAAGCCAAAATCCTAGAAACCCCAATGGGTAAGATTGCAAAGAATCTTATCGACGAGGGTGCAAAACTGGGTGTGTCTTCCCGTGGTATGGGTTCTCTCGAAGAACGAAGAGGCGTAAACTATGTGAAGGATGATTTCATGCTTTCCGCCGTCGATTTAGTTGCAGATCCATCTGCGCCAGGTGCCTTTGTAAACGGTATCATGGAAGGTAAGGAATGGATTTGGGACAACGGAATGATTCGTGAAAAGCGAATCGAAGAGTACAAGCACGTTATCGAAAATGCATGTAGACAGGATCTTGAAGAAAAAGCACTAAGTGTATTCAAGGACTTTATGTCTAGCATTTAATTATTATAAATAATTGAGATTTACTTCACAAAAGTATACAACTTCACGACAAGGAGAAACAGAAATGTCAGATTACGATCAGGAAGAAATTCTAGAGGGCGACGAAACAAAGACTCTAGATACCAAATCAGAGGAAGATGCGAATCTGTATCAAGACGCAGAAGGCAAACACGCCAAGATTGATACCGATAAAGGCACCGAAGGTAAAGATAAGAAAAACAAGGCATCAATTGCTGCTAAAGCATCTGCTGCTGCTTCAAAAATTGATACCCCAACTGCATCTGGTTCTTCGCAAGAAAGACTAGAACAGCACATGGGTACTCTCTTTGACGGTGAAGATCTTACTGAAGACTTCAAGACAAAGGCAAGCACTGTCTTTGAAGCAGTCATTGGGGAACGAATTACTGAGATCGAAGAAGATCTTACTGCTCAGTATCAGAACCTCCTTGCAGAGCATATCGAAGAAACCACTGAAGAGTTGACAGAAAAACTCGACGATTACCTCAACTATGTTGTTGAGCAGTGGGTTGAAGAAAACCAAATGGCTATTGAAAAGGGTATTCGTACCGACGTTGCAGAAAACTTTATCGGTGGTCTCAAGACCCTGTTCGAGAACTGCTACATTGATATGCCAGATGAGAAGTACGATCTTGTCGATGATGTCATGGAATCAAACCACGATCTCGAAGAGAAGATGAACGATCTGTTTGAGCAAAATGTTAATCTCCGCAAAGAAGTCATTGCACACCAGTGTGGTGAAGTGTTTGCAGAAGAGTCTGAAGGTCTACTCGACACCGATGTCGAAAGACTTGCTTCTCTCGCCGAAGGTATTGAATTTGAAAATGTAGATCAATACAGAGAAAAGATTAAAGTACTCAGAGAAAACTACTTTGCTGATAAAGTAACAATCAACGAAGAAGTTGCTGAGACTACTAATCAGCAAATTAACGAAGGTAGTGTTATGGATAAATATCTAAACACTATGAGTAGACACGCACAGGCTAACAAGATTTCTTAAAACCTCAAAAGGTATATATAACAAGTATTACAACTTAACTCAACAGAGTCAAAAGGAGAATCCAAGATGGAAGACTTTAATAGATCACAAACCCCGTATGATGCCCTCAACGAAAAATGGGCACCCGTACTAGACCACGCTGAAATGGGAACAATCGATGATCCCTATAAGCGTAAAGTAACTGCCGCTCTACTTGAAAACCAAGAAAGAGCATTACGAGAACAGCACATGCACGAATCCTCACCCGCTAACGCAATGGGTGCTGGTGGATTCTCTGTTAGTGCTGCTGCTGACAACGCAAGCAACAACGCCATTGCTGGTTATGATCCCATTCTAATCAGTCTTGTTCGTCGTTCAATGCCTAACCTTCTTGCATACGACCTTGCTGGTGTTCAGCCTATGTCTGCACCCACTGGTCTCATCTTTGCGATGCGTGCAAGATACGATAGCCAGGGTGGAAACGAAGCACTCTATCAGGAAGCATTCGCTAAGTTCTCCGGTGAGGGTAACACCTCCGGTGGACCTGACGGTGGTATCACTGGTTCGCATACCAGTATCGATCCTACTGATGGTTCGCTTTCGCTCGACGGTTTCCGTGCATTGCTAACTGCTACCGCTGAAGGTCTTGGATCTTCGGACGGTACTCCCTTCAAGGAGATGGCATTTAGCATTGAACGAGTCGCTGTTGAAGCCAAGACTCGCGCCCTCAAGGCAGAGTACACCACTGAACTCGCCCAAGACCTCAAGGCGGTTCACGGACTTGATGCTGAGACTGAACTTGCTAACATTCTTAGCACTGAGATTCTCACTGAAATCAACCGCGAAATGGTTCGTACTATCTACACTTCAGCATCCGCTGGTGCCCAGAACAAGGATCTAAGCACTGCTGGTACTTACGATCTTAACACTGACTCAGACGGACGATGGAGTGCTGAAAGATTCCGTGGACTCATGTTCCAGTTAGAGCGTGAAGCCAACGTAATCTCCAAGAAGACTCGCCGCGGTAAGGGTAACTTCGTTATCTGCTCCTCGGATGTTGCTTCTGCACTCGCAATGGGTGGATGGTTAAACCTCTCACCAGCAATCAACACTCAACTCGATGTTGATGACACTGGTAACACTTTCGTTGGTACACTCAACGGTAAGATGAAGGTTTACATCGATCCCTACTCAGCAACATCAGATCCTTCTGGTTCCGCAGACGTTAACTTCGCCTGCGTCGGTTACAGAGGTACTAACCCATATGATGCTGGACTCTTCTACTGCCCATACGTTCCTCTCCAGATGGTTCGTGCGGTTGGTGAGAACACCTTCCAGCCCAAGATCGGGTTCAAGACTCGTTACGGAATGGTTGCAAACCCATTCGCCAAGGAAGAGGGTACTACCCCAACTCTTGGTAATGCTGATAACGTCTACTACAGACTGTTCACCATCAGCAACCTTCACGGTAACACTGCCTGATGCAGCGTAATCTAAGACACTGAAACAGGGGAGTCCTTCGGGACTCCCCTTTTCTTTTATACATACTATTGAAGGAGTTTCTTATGTCTTATACTGTAGAGGGTGGATATACTGGAGATTGGATCGGAATGACAGGTGATTCTCCTGTTGGTATTCCTGACGTTACTCTAGTAAAGAACCCAAGACAACCAGAGACAAATAATTATCTGGCTAATAATTATTTCAAGATGGAGTTTACAAGACTCCCTACTGTCACTTACTTCTGTCAAAGAGTAAACCTACCATCACTATCTTTTACTCCAGTAGAAAGAGGAAATCCAACTGGGATAATTGAAAAATGGATGGGTGGTAGATATCTGTTTGAAGATTTAACAGTATCGTTTCAGGTAGACGAATCTATGAAGAACTGGTTGGAAGTTTATAACTGGATGGGATCTATCAGTCCCTCTTGGGATCACGGTAGTTTGATAAGTGGTCAGTACAATCAAGACTTCTTCTCAAACGCAACATTGAATATTACGAACAGCACATATAAACCAAAACTGAAAGTGATGTTTCATGATCTATTCCCAACATCGATTAGTGGTATTGATTTTGATTCAACAAATACAGAAAATGAACCTGTGATTGCAACTGCTACATTTGCATATACTTATTATACAGTAGAAGAATACACAACTTCTGCTTGACCTTTTGCCTTTATTGATTTATAATCTGATAGAAGGAGTTATATTATGACTATAGATGAACTGCGAACTATGGCTAGTGTTGATCTTACAATGGATAAGACAGAACTAGACATCGAGTCTATGAAAACGCCACAACTACACAACAAATATTTAATCCTATTCGGTGATGAGAAATTGATTCTAGGTAAGTACACATCAGATCTGAATGTGCTTAGAAGAAACAAATGGCTATATTACACAGGTAAACTCAGCAGAGAACAACTTGAAGATTTTGGATGGGAACCGTTCGACCTTAATATATTGAAAACTGATATAGACAAATTTATGGATGCTGATGAGGATATTATTCTTCTCAGCAACAAAATTCTACTACAAAAAGAAAAAGTAAGTTACTTGGAAGGTGTGGTAAAAATCATAAACAATAGACAATGGTCTATTCGATCATCTATTGATTGGTTGAAATTTACACAGGGTGTATGAGTGATATAGAAATACATCACGTTGATTCGGTATCGTTAAAGGTTCTTTGTGACAGATCTGTTGCAAAAGAACTCAGCGGATTTTTTACATTCTCGGTGCCTAATTACCAATATACACCTGCATACAAAAACAAATTGTGGGATGGTCAAATTCGTCTGTACAATATGCACAGTGCCACTATCTATGCAGGACTCTTGGATTATGTCTTAAAATTTGCACAAGATAGAAACTACACAGTAGACTATACAGCACCTGCTAAATCACATACGACAACTAAAAAGAATACGGAAAAGTTTATAAATGAATTTGTAAAGCCAACTGTCGGTGGTAAAGACATAACACCGCATGAACACCAAATCAATTCAGTCACTCATGCAATTAATAATGATAGGTGTCTTCTTCTTTCGCCAACAGGTAGTGGTAAGTCTCTCATCATTTATTCTTTGCTTCGGTACTACGAATCAGTGATACCAAAAGAGAAACAAATGCTGGTGATCGTTCCAACTACAGGTCTAGTTACACAAATGTACAATGACTTCAAAGATTATTCATCAAAGACTAAATGGTCGGCAGAAGACAAGTGTCATATGATATTTTCTGGAAGAGACAAGAATACAAATAAGAAGGTTATCATTACTACATGGCAAAGTATCTACAAGATGCCTGAGAAATATTTTAGTAACTTCAGCGTTGTATTTGGAGACGAATGTCATCTGTTCAAAGCCAAGTCATTAACGTCTCTTATGACAAAACTGAAAGACTGTCCATATAGAATTGGAACCACCGGGACATTGGATGGAACTGCCACACACAAATTAGTTATTGAAGGACTCTTCGGTAGAGTGTATAATGTAACGACAACCAAGACTCTCATGGAAAAAGATCTATTATCCGACATAGACATTGATTGCCTTGTAGTACAATACACTGACGAAGAAATTCAAGAAATGAAACGAGTTACTTATCAGGAAGAAATAAAATGGATAGTGACAAACAAGAAACGAAATGAATTCATCAAAAAACTTTCATGTGGAATAACGGGAAACACTCTACTTCTATTTAACTATGTTGAATTACACGGGAAACCTTTATACGATCTCATAACAGAAGCATGTCCAGATAAAAAAGTATTCTTTATCTACGGAGAAACAGATGCCGCTGAAAGAGAAGAGATTCGTAATATCGTAGATAGAGAAAAGAATGCCATTCTTATTGCATCATATGGTACATGTTCTACCGGGATAAATATAAAGAACATAAACAACATAATCTTTGCTTCACCATCTAAGTCTGTTATTAGAATCCTACAGTCGATTGGTAGAGGATTGCGTAGAACACAGGAAAAAAATAAAGTAAAATTATACGACATCAGTGATGATCTGTGCTATAAGAAGTACAGAAACCACACCATGAAACATCTGGATGAAAGAATAAAGATATATACTAAAGAGAACTTCGAGTTTAAGTTACTTAATATCCAAATATGAGAGGTGCAGAATAATGAATACATCATATCGGATCTTGAAATTAAAAAGCGGCGAGCAGTTGATCGCATCGATTACGGGTAGCAACAAAGACAAACTCATAGTCTTTCGACCAATGATTTTTAAGAACACAATGATAACAGACATGTCTGGTAGACAGAGAGAAATTACAGTGCTTCGTAATTGGCTAGCATATACTAATCAAATTGAAACCAAAATTCCCAAAGACTTTATTGTTTCATACTTAGATCCTGACGAAGATGTCAAAGATCTTTATGAACTTGAAAAAGAAAAAGAAGATGTACAGGTAACTAAGCCGCAAATCATCGATAAGAAAAAACTAAACGAAGAAAATATGGATGATAAGCAGAAGTCATTTATGGACTTTATGTCTCAGATCAAAGACAACTTTGAATCAAAAGAAGACTTGCAGGACATGTTAGACGATCTAGAAGATGAGATGGAAGAAGAATTGGAAAATATGAACTTAGATCCTAACGGTCATCCACTTCAAAATTTAATCACAATGACTATGTTTCTTCCGCCTGAAGCATTGATGACACTAGTTGATGCTGGACTCATTGATGCCGCAGATATAAAAGATCTCATCGATACTATGAACAACAATATACCGTACAAAAAACCTGATAAAAAACGACAGTCTGATGAAGACTTTGGAAATGAATGGACTGATTGGAGTCCGGATATATCAGACTACTTTAAAGAAGATTAATATACCCCTTTTTCCCGGGCACACAGAAAGTGTAATGCATATTTGTATTTTTGTCAAGTAAAATCCAATTTAAATTTGAAATTGTGTTCATTATGTGGTATAGTATGAGTAATCAAACACGAAAAGGATATTTAGAATGAAAGAATTGATGCAAGAGGCTATAAAACATATAAACTTCTACAATGGAGTTTTATGTCAAGATCCTACTCCCCTTCCCGGTCAAGCAGAACCGGAAATTATTTTCTATTCAGAGAATGATATTCCATTTGAATATAGTGTTGTTGTTCCTATATTCAATCAAGAGACTATCATAGAAAAAAACATACAAAGTATTATTAAAAACATGGACTCTAATTTTGAGTTTATAGTAATTCTTGATAACTGCGTAGATAATACTAAAGATATCGTTTTAGACTATTTTAAAAATAATACTTTTGATAATATTGCAAAGGTAGTTGTGGTAGAACAAACCACACCAGTTTTTGAAACCACTTGCGATAACATTGGGTTTGTTCTATCTAGCGGGAAGTATATTGTCGAAATTCAAGCAGACATGGAGATGATTGAATATGGATTTAATTCTAATCTTGCTAGAGGACTTCAGCAATATGATGATATCATAGGTGTTTCGGGTAGATGCACGCATGTATTCGGTAACTGTATTGGTGTTGGAAAACTTGGAGAGTTAATTAGTGAACCGATCGCGTCACTCAATCCTCCTCTGGACAGAAATGTATTGTACATGTACGGCACGTGTAATCGAGGACCACTCATTCTTGACAGAGATAAGTTAAAGCACATGAAGTATCTAGATGAGCAGAATTACTTTTTAGATAACTCTGATCACGATCTGTTTGCTAGAGCGTACAGCGAAAAGAACTGGAACTGTGGTTATATTCCAATTGATTTTAACTGTCCTATGCAGCACGGGAGTACAAGAAAACCTCTTCTAGATGAAGTAAGAGAACTGAATCAACATTTCTTATCATTGAAGTCTGAAAGATCAGGGAATGGTTTTGTAGATACGTTTACAGAACAAATAAACCCAGAGACAAGAAAATTAATATGAATAATCAAACATGGAAAAGGTGCGATGAGTAAAAAAGCGAATCACTACATTGACAATAAAGAGTTCTATGCTGCTATGATAGAGTGGAAAAAACAAATCATTGAAGCAGAAGATTGTGACGATCCTAAACCCCCAGTTACGGATTATATTGGAGAATGCTTTCTTAAGATTGCAGAACATCTCTCATACAAGCCAAACTTTATAAACTATCCATACCGTGAGGAGATGGTAGGAGATGGTATAGAAAACTGCCTAATGTATGCTCATAATTTTGATCCTGAAAAATCGAAGAACCCATTTTCATATTTCACACAAATCATATATTATGCCTTTCTGCGTAGGATCGAAAAAGAAAAGAAACAATCATATGTTAAGTATAAGGCGATGGAACTGTCTGACGACGGATCGTTGAGTAATTGGTACAAGAGTAATTATTTCGATAAGGAAAATGTAAGACAGGCACTCACGCACCACTTCGATTTGAACGAGAATGACATAAAGAAATTTGAACCCAAGAAGAAAAAGAAGAAGAAGAAAAAGGGTTTAGATTCAGTGATGGATAATGCAGATGAAGATAGCACTACTGAATGATACGCACTTTGGTGCAAGGGGAGATAGTCAATTATTTTTTGACTACTTCATGAAATTTTTTGATGAAGTGTTCTTTCCCTATCTAAAAGAAAATAATATCGATACGGTTATACATGCAGGTGATCTTATGGATCGCCGTAAGTTTGTTAACTTTAGTATACTGAACCAAGTCAGAACTAAATTTATTCAGAGACTGAGTGATGAAAAAATTACGGTGCATTGTATACTAGGAAACCATGATGTATACTACAGAAACACCAATGAGATTAATTCTTTGAAAGAGTTATTCAATAACGATATAACTGTATATGATAAACCATCAGTGCTGTCGTTCGACGGGTTGGATATAGCATTACTTCCTTGGGTAAATAAAACAAATCATGACGAGTCTGTTGAGTTTATTAAAAGTGCTTCTGCACCTATCCTAATAGGACACCTTGAATTGGACGGTTATCAAGTGATGAGAGGTGTGGGTCATAGAGGAGGAATGGATCCAAAGTTGTTTGATAGGTATGAGAAAGTAATCAGCGGACACTTTCATTGTAGACATACTCAAGGTAATGTTGATTACCTTGGTACACAATATCAAATTACATTTGCTGATCTAAAAGAGGCAAAAGGATTCCACATACTAGATACAGATACCCGAGATCTTACGTTTATAGAAAATCCATATAAGATGTTTCATCGCCTTGTATATGATGACAGTTCAGGCTCATGTGAGTTTGAAGATCTTTCATATCTTGAGGGATGCTATGTTCGTGTAGAAGTAAATTCTAAGAAACACCCATACAGTTTTGATAGGCTAATGGATAGTCTGTATGATGTAGGCGTTGCAAAGATTACTACAGTAGAAGATTATATTGAAATTGATGAAAATGATAAAGAACTAGTTGACTTGGCACAAGATACTGTTACACTAATTAACAACGAAATAGATCTTATAGAAGAGATTGTGGATAAAGACAAGATGAAGCGTCTTGTTAAGGAACTGTATATGGAAAGTCTTTCGATATGAATATTTTTGTACTTCACGAATCGTCACTAACGTCCGCAAACCACATGTGTGACAAGCACATTGTAAAGATGCCGGTCGAAACTGCACAGATGCTTTCGACCATTCATCGAGTCCTTGACGGAGAAGAGTATGTCGGTTATTCAAAAACTGGTAGGCGAATCAAAAGGTGGACGCATTGGCTTGATGATGACATGACAGATCGTAAGTTTCTGTACCATGCTACAATGGTAAATCACCCATGTACAATCTGGGCCCGCGAAACATTGGGTAACTACATGTGGTTGGTTTCTCACGGCAAACAACTCTGTAGGGAATATACAAGAAGATACGGCCGTCGTCATGCGTCAGAATCTATTATTGAATTCTGTCATGAATCTTGGCCCAAGAACATTGATCAAGACACCTACCACAAGGTTACTCCCTTTGCTCAGGCAATGCCTGATGAGTACAAGGTGGAAGGGGATGCCGTTAGTGCCTACAGAAAGTATTACATTGGAGAAAAGGCTAGATTCGCAAAGTGGAAAAAAGGTATTGGACATTGTGATTACCGAAAACCTCACGATCACCAACCTGAATGGTTTACTGGAGAACTAGTATAACATGATAGTATTTCAAACTCTCAGTTGGAAAAACTTTCTATCAACCGGGAACACTAAAACAGTTTTAGATCTACGGAGACACGATAATACTTTGGTGTCGGGAGATAATGGAGCAGGTAAGTCAACCATGCTTGATGCTTTGACATTTGCTCTATTTGGAAAATCGTTTCGTGGTATAAACATCCCACAACTTCCCAACAGTATCAATGATAAAGACTGTGAAGTAGAGATCGTTTTCACCGTGGGTAAAGACACATATAAAGTAATTCGTACTCTGAAGCCTAAAAAGTTCGAGATATTCAAGAACGACACTTTGCTACCACAAGATGCACAATCTAAAGACTATCAGAAGATTCTTGAAGAACAGATTTTAAAAATGACATACAAGTCATTCTGTCAGGTTGTTATTCTTGGATCATCTAATTACATTCCTTTCATGCAATTGAGTGCATCTGATCGAAGATCCGTTGTAGAAAATCTGTTAGACATTGATGTGTTTTCTGTGATGAATACTCTTGTTCGTTCTAGATTGCAAATGACAAAAGAGTACGTAAAGAACATTGATACTAAACTCGAAATTGTAAAGAGTAAGGTAGACGAAAAACAAAAATTTATAGACACGCTAGAAAAGAAGTCTAGCGATTCTGTTGACAAATATAAAAAAGACATAGATGATTCTCAGAAACAAATTGAAGAGATTAACAGAGAGATAGAAAAAAATAAAGTTCGTATAAGTGAACTTATGTCCACCATTGAAGATCGAAACGATGTTCCTACTGAACTCATAAAATTAGAATCTGAAGAAAAAGAATACAAGAGTAAGATAAAGAACATCAAAAAGAATCTAAAGTTCTATGAAGAAAACGATACATGTCCTTCTTGTAAACAAGATATACAGAAGCATCATAAAGAATGTATGATCGGAGAGAAGAACAAAGAAAAAGAAGAAGTGGAAACATCTTTAACTGCGTTGTCTGTTCTTGTAGAAAATATAGAAACAAGACTAAGCACAATAAACAGCATACTTGCTGATGTTGACGTAGTAGAAAAGTCTATATCTGAAAAACAAAACAAGATTAGTGCCTCCTCACAATACATTAACAAGTTGCAGAAAAATATAACTTCGGTTTTATCTGAGGGTACTGAAGTCCAAGAAACCAAAGACGAACTGAATCAGTTACTAGGTGAAGGTACACAGCATGTCCAAAGAAGAAAAGAACTTATTGAAGATAAACACTATTATAGTATTGCTTCTACTCTTCTAAAGGACAGTGGAATCAAATCTAAGATTATCAAACACTATCTTCCTATTATGAACAAGTTGATTAACAAGTATCTGGCAGATATGGATTTCTTCTGTCAGTTCAATCTGGATGAAAACTTTGACGAGACAATCAAAAGTCGTCATCGTGACGAGTTTACTTATCATAGTTTTAGTGAGGGAGAAAGATTGAGAATCGACTTATCTCTTCTTCTTGCTTGGCGAGAAATAGCACGACTGAAGAACAGTGTGAACTGTAATCTTCTGATTCTTGATGAGGTATTTGATTCGAGCCTAGATAGTGTAGGCACTGAAGAGTTTCTTAAACTCTTGACAAGATTCGGAGATCGTGCTAATATATTCGTAATCAGTCATAAGTCAGATTCTATGACCGATAAATTCAGTAACCATTTAGTCTTTGAAAAGAAGAATAACTTTAGTAGAATAAAATGATGAAACCTTATTATGAACGTAATGATTATGTAATTGATTCTGATATCAATTGCAATTTTGAAGATCTGCTAGAGATGACTCCTGATCAATTTCGACAGTGGGTTGTTGATATGCGTAAAGAGATAAAGGTTGTATGGGATACATATGGTTGTCCTCCACGGACTGGTAAAGATGAGAAAGACATCGTGGATTCATTCAACAAGATTGCAGAGTATCCTGTACATCAGTTTACCCACACAGACGAACTGTCTGATGTTGATGATGATGTGATAATCAACAAATCTAGAATGGGTGTTGAGGTTGATCAGTGGTTTTCAAATATGTTTAAGACTAGAATCAACTATACAGAGAAAGACAACGGATACTCAATTTACGATCTAGTAGCAGACGATACACGATTAGATCAGGTTGTCAAGGGTGCTACTCGTCATCTTCGTCGGGACTCCTTTTATACACACGCACTCTCTGCAATAAAGCACAGCACCAAATACGCCATCGTAGATGTTGCTAGTGGTGATGAGTGGATGGGTGTGTTCTTCTCTAATCCTTCTATCTTTTCCGGACATGATTTTCTTCTTGAACAGATCAAGATCCGCGAAGGTGCAAATTCTGGATACTTCCAACTTGAACAGGATGATGTTCTTCAACTTACCAGAGAACAAGTAGAGAAGTGGAAGGACAAGATGTCCTACAGACATCATTCAACTTTCGATATTAATACTATGCCAGATGATAAAGTATATGCAATTCGTATATATAAAACGGGAAGAAAAGTTTTTCCTGCTGGATTTAAATCATTTAGAATCGGGTATATTCAACCTGCTGTGAATTTCCCCCCAATGACTGCGAAATATTTATATGAACGATTTACCGAAGACATCAAAGATCAAGAACGAATTGTTATCTACGATCCATCAAGTGGGTGGGGTGGCCGCATACTTGGCGCTATGGGTTGTCGGGATGATCGTAGCATTCATTATGTGGGGACTGATCCAAATCCTGATAATTTTTATGGGGATAATTCTGGTAGTAAGTACGAGTCTCTCGCTACTTTTTACAATACCAAAACTTATAGAGGAAATCCATTCTTTTCCAGAACTAATACGTTCCGGCAATTTATGGAAGGATCAGAAGAAATCGGAAAACACCCAGACTTCCAACAGTACAAAGGAAACGTAGATCTTATATTTACATCACCTCCATATTTCAATAGAGAGGCTTATAGTGAAGACGAAAACCAATCATATAAGAAGTATGGATCATCATATGAATCATGGCGAGATGGATTCTTGCGACCAACACTGGAGACATGCTATGAGTGGTTACGACCTAACAGATATTTACTATGGAACGTGGCAGATGTATTAGTTAGTGGAAAATATCTACCAATTGAACAAGACAGTATTGACATTCTGGAATCATTAGGTATGATATACAGATACACATTAAAGATGGGACTAGAGGGAATGCCTGGTCAGAATCGAGTAGACGAAGATGGTATTCCTAAATGTAAAAACTTTTGTAAAGTAAATGATAAATATTTGAAGTACGAACCAGTGTTCGTGTTTTTCAAGCCTTGAAAGGAAACATTATGGCTAAAAAGAAGAAGACAAGTGACTTAACTTATATTATGAACCCTCGTTGCGGGTGGTGTAAAAAGGCGGATCCTGTAGTAGAAGAACTTCGTGCTGCTGGACATGATATTACGATTCTAGATGTTACCGATACTGATGCTGCAAAGAAGTCTCAAGAACTTCAGGCAAAGTTTAACATCCAGTGTGGTACTCCTTTGTTCCTTGATGCCAAGACTGGTAACAGTGTATGTGGTATGCGAGGTAAGGAGATTCTTGAGAAGTGGGCAAACGGAGAAGAGATCCCTGCACCTCCACCTCGTCCGAAGCCCCAGAACGCTCCTCAGCGTCCTCAGAACGCGCCTCAGCAACCCCCAGCAGAACAATGGCCCAAGACTCAGTTCATTAAGTTGGATTATGTTTGGGTGGATGGTAAGAAGAACAAGCAACTTCGTTCTAAGACAAAGTTTGTAACCCTCACGCTAGAACAGCCACCTACTCCTGAATATCTTCTTGGTGTTCTTCCTGAGTCTGGCTTTGATGGTTCGAGTACAAACCAAGCAAAGACGGAAGACAGCGATTGTATCCTCCGACCTGTTAGGGTTTATCCTAATGTTCAGGATCGAGGAAGAGATCCTTCGTTCGTTGTTATGTGTGAGGTATTTGATTCTAATGGCAAACCCCATAAGAGCAACACTCGAGCCACACTTCGTCGTACACTAGAACGTGTTGGTGGTGCTGATGATCTCTGGTTTGGTATTGAACAAGAATACACGATTATAGAATCAAACAGTGACAAACCAATTGGATGGCCTGATGGTGAACCAAAACCACAGGGTGATTACTACTGTGGAATGGGTAGCACTAATGTCAAAGGAAGGCGACTTGCAGAACAACATGCGTTCCTCTGTAACAACAGTGGAGTCCTTCTAGATGGGTTTCATCCTGAAGTCATGCTCTCCCAATGGGAGTATCAGACTCGTCCCAAGATCGCTCTTCGTGCTGCTGATGATCTCTGGTTTACACGATATCTTCTTCACAAGACTGCTGAGATGATGGACATGACAATCAGTTTCGATCCTAAGCCAGTAGATGGTGACTGGAACGGATCCGGCGCACACATCAATTTCTCAACCAAGGTAATGAGAGAATCATCTAGTATGGACTATCTAAACCTCATGTGTGCAACTCTCAAGGACACACACGATGAAGCAATTGCTTCATACGGACCAGGAAATGAACGTAGGTTGAGTGGTAAGCACGAAACTTCTGCAATTGATATCTTCAGTTGGGGAGAGTGTGATAGATCTGCTTCAATTCGTATCCCACACAGCACATCCAATAACAATGGTATTGGTCATGTAGAAGATAGACGACCTGCTGCTAACGTAGATCCTTATGAAGCACTGAACTACCTTACTACTCAGATCGTAACAATCTCTCAAGAAGTTCTCGTCGCTACATAATAGTAAACTCTAACAAAGGATAATTGTGTCTAAAAGAAATTCAAAAAAACTACTTGAACGTGCATACGGAAAAGAACCAGAATTTAATGCATTTGATCTTAGTTCAGACGAATACGATTGGAATCTGTCCAAGGCATATTCTTGGTACAGAACAAACTCTACTACAAAGCAAGAAAAGGCATGGACGTTAGACTATATGAAAGAGAAAGGATTCTCGAAGGATGATATGTCCTATGTTAAGTCTTTGCCAGCAAAAAGTTTTTTAAATCAAGGAAGATTTTTCAGACTTAGTACTAGGGGTGCTACACACAAGGCACAACGAATCAAAGATATGGATGCGTTTCTTTCTTCTTCTATCAGAGAAGGTAAGAAGAAGAAAGAAACTGCTCCACCCAGAAAGAGTGTTCAGGATTATATCCGTGAACAAGTAGAAGAGTATCTAGGCGATCTTGAACATAAGATCGATGATATTACTGCGAAATTGTCAAAGAAAGAAAAGGTTGAGTTTTCTATTCTTTCTTGGCTAAAATCTAATGATGTAAAGTCAGTTCAGGCAAAACGTATTGCAGAATATTGGAAACCTCTTGCTGATGAGATTCAACAGGCAATAAATAAAGAGGATCCTCAACTCACAGAAGGATATAGTTTTATGGGTAGGGTTGCACTTAAGCGTCTTCATAAAACACTTATTGAGTGGATTGAAGTATGCAGTCAGTATGCAATTGATGTTAAGCCTATTAGAAAAAAGAGAAGAAAGAAAAATGTCTCTAAATAACATAATCGATTTCCGCGTCAGAGATCCTCAAGGTAATATGGTAACATACAACCGAGGGGATTATGTTCGACAAAGTGGTAATATTTATGTTGCAATGAGAGAGACTAGCGGGTATGATCCTAGACATGGTGAACGTGGTGGATGGAAAATTATTACCACGAACAGAATAGAAGACTTTGATTATACTAACGATGCACCTAAAAATCCAAGTGAAGGCGATAAGTGGTTAGATGCCACTTCCGGTAAGATGTTTCATCGAATAAGAAACACTGATGGATCTGGATCTTGGGTAGAATTTTGATATGAACTAGGAGATTTTAAAATTATTTTATTGGACAACAATCAGTTGATAATTGCCAGTTTGTTTCAGTCAATGAAGCAAGAGGCAGAATTAAGCGAAGATTTGGTACGTCATCTTATTCTTAACACGTATAGGATGTACAGGACTAAATTCAAAGCGAAGTATGGTGAAATTGTTATCTGTAGTGACGGTGGTAGCGATTGGCGTAAGGAATTGTTTCCGCTATACAAAGCAAACAGAAAGAAGAGTCAAGCAAAGTCTGAGATCGACTGGTCTAAAATGCATGACATCATGAATGTTATTCGTGGAGAGATGCAAGAGAACTTCCCGTACAAGAATGTACAGATCAGGGGAGTAGAGGCAGATGACATCATTGCTACTCTGGCAAAACATTACCACACACAAGAAAAGATCTTGATCGTTTCTAATGATAAGGACTTCCAGCAGTTGCAGAAGTATCCTAATGTGGAACAATACAGTCCACTGAAGAAGCGTTTGGTTGCGTGTCCGGATCCTGAACAGTTCATAGTCTATCATATTATCAAAGGCGACACCTCTGATGGAATTCCAAACATTCTATCTGATGACGATTCTTTTGTAGATGAAAACAAAAGACAAAAGCCTTGTGGCGAGAAACGTATTGCTGAGATAAAAGAAGATCTGACTACATGGAGTAATACAGATAATTGGAAGAGAAATAAATCGTTAATTGATTTTTCTAGTATACCACAGGACGTAGAATCTGTTATACTAGAGGAATATCATAAAGAACCAAAAGGTAATCGAGGAAAGATTCTCAATTACTTCATTGACAAAAAACTAAAAATACTAACAAATCATATAGAGGAATTTTGAAGTGAAAGGCAAGAAAAAGAATAGAAATGGTAACAAGTACCAAGATGAAGATGTGAGAGATATTGAACGCGGTGGGCTTCGTAGAGAGAAACGAAAAACCAGAAGAAGAAACGAAAAGCAGGCAATTAAAGATATTTATTATGGAACAAAGATCGTAGTGGATGATCTTGATCCAGATCCACTGTACGACTTTGAAGATTGATCTTAAGGAGATTATATTATGACAACAGCAACAAAAATGACACTTTCACGAACTACGTTGGATGTTCTGAAGAACTATGCGTCCATCAACTCCAACATTCTGGTACGACCCGGAAACACTCTTACTACAATTTCTGGTGTGAAAAACATCATGGCAGAAGCAGTGGTTGAAGAAACTTTCGATACTGAGTTTGGTATCTGGGATCTTAACAAGTTTCTTGGAACGATCTCTCTGTTTGATAGTCCTGTGTTTGATTTCGAGGACAATTTTGTCAGGATTACAAATGGAAACAGCAAGTCAGAGGTAGTATATTATTATTCTGCACCAAACCTACTTACCACTTCCAGCAACAAGATTAATATGCCTGAGAGTGTTATTAGTTTTCAACTGAAGGAAACAGATCTTCAGGAACTCCAGAAGGCAGCGTCCGTTCTACAACTTCCAGATCTTGTAGTGAGATCGGGTAATGATAAGATTGAACTTGCAGTTCTTGATAAGGCAGATACTAGCACCAATGTATATTCTATTGATGTTGGTGATCTCACGGACAGTTCTGAGTTTTCTTTCTACTTCAAGGTAGATAACATGAAGATGATTTCAGGTGATTATGATGTAGACATCACCGAGAAAGTAGTCAGTCAATTTACACACAAGACACAGGATATTAAGTATTGGGTTGCGTTGGAGTCTGATTCTACTTTTACTCGTTGATTGAAAGATTTATATTATGATTGAAGAATATCTTTGGGTTGAGAAGTACAGACCCCAAAAAATTGAAGACTGTATTCTGCCTGAGTCCATTACGGAAACTTTCAATGATATGGTTAAGGTGGGAGAATCACAGAACCTTCTACTTTCTGGATCGGCGGGTTGTGGTAAAACCACAATTGCTAAAGCACTGTGTAATGAACTGGACACAGATTACTTGGTAATCAACTGTTCAGAGGATGGGAATATTGATACTCTTAGAACCAAGATCAGAAACTTTGCCAGCACTGTTTCTATTACAGGTAATAAGAAGATTGTTATTCTTGATGAGTTTGACTATTCAAACGCACAGTCCACACAACCCGCTCTGCGTGGGTTCATTGAAGAGTTCTCGAAGAACTGTAGGTTCATTCTTACCTGTAACTTCAAGAACAGAATCATCGAACCTCTGCATTCTAGATGCACCTGTATCAACTTTAGCATTCCCAAGGACGAGAAACCTAAACTTGCAATTAAGTTTATGGATCGTATTAAGTTCATTCTTGATTCCGAAGGTGTAAAGTATGAAGAGAGAGTCCTTGCAGAGTTGATCACTAAACACTTCCCTGACTTCAGGAGAGTCATCAATGAACTTCAGAGATACTCTGTGTCTGGTGGGATTGATACAGGAATACTCACACAGATCGGTGAGATACATATTAAGGATCTCATGAAGAACATGAAGGACAAGGACTTTACTTCGTGTAGGAAATGGGTAGTTGAGAATCTAGACAACGCACCAACTGAGTTGTTTAGAAAAATATATGATGGATTATATGTACATCTGAATCCATCTTCAATTCCACAGGCGGTGTTGGTGCTTGCGGAATATCAGTATAAGTCTGCGTTTGTAGCAGATCAAGAAATTAATTTGGTAGCATGTATTGTAGAACTCATGATGGGATGTGAATTAAAATGAAAAAGTTTAAAGCAGAAGGTGATCACTTGATCTTGGAAAAGATCAATTACGACGAAGAACAAACAACAGCAGGAGGAATCATTTACAAGCCTAAAGATGTGCTTGATTCTTCTTTCTCGGAGGCAAAGATCGTTTCAATGGGTAAGGGATTTCCCATTCCAAACGGTGATATCCCAGAAGTAAATTATAAGGTAGGCGATGTTGTTCTCTATGATGCTAGATCTCGGATGGGAATGCATCAAGATTTTGATGTAATTCGACGAGAACATGTAATTGCAGTGGTGAGTTGATGAAACTGACTGAATACTTGAACGCGATTAATCATAGTAAAGATCCTCTTATGGATGGTGATGATCTCGCAGAGAAAAAGTATGCACCCTTCGTGGTTAATAGGTGTTTATCATATTTTCCTGACACAGTACTACATGCAAATCATATGAACTTTCACCATATGGCAGACAAGAAGTGTCAGTTTGATTATTTCGTAGGTGCTATTCGTAAGAGAAAGCGATTCAGTAAATGGCTTAAGAACGAAACTGAATCGGATCTTGAAGTGGTGAAGAAGCACTATGGATATTCAAACGCACGGGCAAGGGAAGTTATGGATATGCTAACACCAGACAACATTGCAGAAATAAGAAGTAGGTATGGAGAATGCCCTGAAATGAAATAAACTATAAATAGTTATGTCAGAAATGATATAATGAAAGAGAAGTACTATGACAAATGAGGACATTTTTAGAGGACTGGGCGTCGAAATAACCCTGAAAGAAAAAGATGATTTCTTGAAGGTACGTGAAACCCTTACCCGAATCGGGATCTCGTCAAGAAAAGAAAATAAACTATTTCAGTCGTGTCATATCTTGCACAAGCGAGGTAGGTATGCTATAATGCATTTCAAAGAGTTATTTTCTCTTGATGGATTAGATACAGATATATCTCAGAACGATGTTGCAAGACGAAACACTATAGCAAGTCTTCTAGAAGAGTGGGGGTTGCTAGAGATAGTTGACGAAGAAACCGACGAGGATCAGTATGCAGGTTTAGGGCAAATAAAAATCATTCCCTTCAAGGAGAAAGATGATTGGGAATTGATTCCTAAATACCATATAGGAAACAGTTAAGAAAGATTATTTTATTATGCAAACATTAGTGATCAGTTTCTATAGTGACATAGAAGACAACACTTATTATAGTGATCATGGAAAGAGACTACAGAAAGAACTAGACTCTTTTGCCATACCTTGTAATATAGAGCATAAAGAAAGTCTAGGTACTTACAGAGACAACTGTCTAAGTAAGCCTAGATTTATACTAGAAAAATTACAACAATATAACAGACCCTTACTGTGGTTAGATGTTGATAGTAGAGTTCATAAACCACTTGATATATTCGACACCTTTGGAGATGACGTAGATGTAGCAGTGGCGTCTTCTAATGCACAATTGTCTGGTGTAAAGGCATCTCCTATCTTCTTCAGGAATAACGACAAAGCAAAGTCTGTATTACATATGTGGATGAGTGCAATTGATAAGATCAAAGAAGACAATCATCCAGTGTTTGATCATGAACCTTTCTTCGGTGTTTTACATGCACTTGCTCCCTCGATGAACATTGGACTGGTTGGTCCTGAGTTTTGTATTTGGCCTGGTTATACCAATGAGAATACATGCATCACAATGGGACTCACTGACTCAGACACGAAGAAAGAGAACCTTAGAAAAATGGGTATTGCCGAAGACGCAATAGAATTTCAATCACCGGGAAATAAATATGACATGGATAGTTAAAGGACTACCTTTCAGTAGACATCAATCATCATGCTCGAATACCAAACCAACATCATTTTCTTGGGATGATGATATTGATCTTGATGTTGAGTTGTGGGTAGATTATGCACTCGAAGAAGGTGTACACACCCCCCGAGAAAAAAAATATAAGTACGCATGGATATGTGAATCCCGTGCTATCCTTCCTTTTCTGTCAAGACTGTATGACACAGACAAAGATGGAAAAAAGATTGTTAATGGAATTACTCCAACATTACAGTCGATGATTGATTCTTATGATATCATCTTTACGTGTGACTGGGATCTTATTGCACTTCATGATAAAATCCAATTTACATATGCTGGTAGCACTTTACCTTGGATTTTTCCTGTTGATCCTTTCGACACTATTAAACTAAAATCTTGTTCGTTTGTTTCGTCCAATAAGAATATGTGTCTAGGACATTCTTATAGAAAAGACGTATATGATTATATCAAAAAAGAAGATTTGGGTATTGATGTATATGGATCAATTACTGGAGAAGGTTATTTCGGTGCCTGTGACAGGTGTTGGGAACGAGGGGGAGAAGAAGGATGGATGGACAAACGATCTGCAATCGTTGATTACAAATTCAGTATTGTTATGGAAAATGATTTCTACCCTTCATATTTTACAGAGAAGATAACAGATTGTTTTTCTTCCTTTACCATACCGATATACATGGGAACATCTGATCTTTATCGCTGGTTTGATTCAGATGGAATCATACAGGTATCTTCGGTTGACGAAATGAAAGAATGTATCAAATATTATAGTGATAACGACCTATGGGATGATCTGTATAAAGAAAAATCATATCATATAAAACAAAACTGGGAAAAGGTTCAACAGTTACGGCACCCTGACGACATTATCTTTGCACAAATAAAAGAAGCATCAAAATGAAGTATGTGACATTTACTAATATAGGTTCAATTGAACTTTGTGATAATTTTCTCCAGAGTGTTAGGAATCTTGGTATGGAAAAGGATGTAATTGTATATTGTCTTGATTCAGAATCACAAAGAATCCTAGAGAGTAAATTTGATTGTGAGTTTAGTCTGTTCGAGAACGATTCAATAGAAGCACCATTTCATATGTACGGATCTCAAGAGTTTAGAAGAGTAACAAAAAACAAGATACAAATTATATTAGATGCATTACAGAGTAAAGAAAGTATTGTATATACAGATTGTGATGTTGTTTTTAGGAAATCCCCCACCCAGTTCATTTTAGATAATGATAAAGATGGTGTTGATATCTTCTTTGCTACTGATGATCCATTTATGAAGATGTGTACAGGATTCATGTATGTCAAAAATACAGAATCAATTCATAGATTATTTCATGAATACTTCATTCATAACGAAAAGTATGATGAGGTAAAAAACGAACATATGTTTGATCAGGAAATCATAAACGCAATTCTTCAGAACAACCAAACGAATATTACATATGGAGTGTATCCACCGCAGTTTGTTAGCAACGGACATATATATTTCAGTGAGTCAAATCAAACAGGAAATGAATATGTTGTTCATGCTAATTTCACGATGGGAAAAGACAACAAAATCAACAGATTAAAAGGTGCTAATCTTTGGTTCAGTACTTAGAAAGTATATTATGAAAACAGAAGCAACAATTATTAATGGTCATTATTTATTTGAACCCGGTGTTCTAAAATTTGATAAAGATGTGGAAATACACTGTTGTCGTTTTGGTTCTTCGGCGGCAAGGGTTAGTGAAGAATGGGAACCAAACTACCCACAACATAATATTATGTTTATGAATCCTCAAGCCTATAAGGTTTTAATTACTAGTACCGAATCATATCTCTCTCCGAATAGAGAACTTCCGGAAGTTATACTAGCAAACCATAAACAGTACGATCTCGTCCTGACAACCGATCCCCTGATTATTAATAGTTGTGATAATGCAGTATTCTTTGGTTATGGAACTACATGGCTAAATCAAGGACACATAGATCATCCGGACGGATTGGGAAAATTCGATGAGGAGTATGTTAGAGAATTTTGGAACGATAAAGAATTTGGTTTGAGTTTTCTTTGTTCAATACATTCAAGAAAGTCAACCGGATATGATTTGAGAAGAGATCTGTGGATGAACAAGGATATGATCAGTATCCCTACGAGTTTTTATGCAAGTCCCAGAAATCCACCACCTCTACCACCTGGTCCTATTGGTGCTGATTTGCTCTTACCAAATGATGATAGATCTGTGGTGTTCAATACTCAGTTTTCGTTGTCAATTGAAAATGCAATAGTAGATAATTATTTTACAGAAAAATTAATGGATTGTTTTTTGACTAAAACAGTTCCAATTTACTATGGATGTCCTAATATTAATTACTTCTTTAACTCAAGAGGAATTATTGATATCACACATGATGCTGATATAGAAACTACTATTAATAAGTTGAACAACATCAATGAAGAAACATACGAGAATATGCTCCCCTTTATTGAAGAAAACTATGAAAAGGCGTTAGAGTATTGTAAGGATACATTTGCGGAAAGAGTTAGAATGCAAATTGAAACATCAATGAATCCTGCGGTAAAAAACAACGAAGGTAAGTTGCTCTCTATAGGAATATTATCTCTTGAGGATGATCAGAGAAAAACATATTTAAATAGATTATTGAATGTATTGAATTCTCAAATGTCAACACAAGACAAACAAGATATAGAAATTATTGTAAATGTTGATGATGGATCTAAATCGGTGGGTACAAAGAGAAACGAGGTGCTAGATAATGCATCCGGAAAGTATATCTGTTTTGTTGATGACGATGATATGGTGTCTGATAATTACATTGAGAAGATTCTTAATGTTATCAAAGCACACCCGGACGTTGACTCGATAGGATTTACTGGAATGTTCTACACCAATGGCACTCCTCTAATGCATTTTAAACATGCAAATGAATATGGTGGTCACTATAAAGACTTTAAAGGCGTTCAGCATAGACCTATAAACCATCTTAATCCAGTAAGACTTGAGATTGCAAAACAAATAAAGTTTACAGAAAAGAATTTCGGAGAAGACTCTGATTATTGTGATGCTCTTTTTGATTCTAAGTTAATTAAAAAAGAAGTCATTATAGATGATACTTTGTATCATTACTTATGGAGTCCTGAAGAGTCCCGAACACATGTAAATGTAAATAGTGCTATACCCGGAGTTACTGACGTATGAAAAAGGTAATTGCTTTTAGTTTATGGGGAAACGACCCAATGTATAATGTTGGTGCTATAAAGAATGCTAGTCTTGTTCAGATGGTATATGGTAATTCTTGGACATCTCGGTTTTATTTAGCAGACGATGTTCCACAGGAAACAATAGAAGAGTTGAATAAAGTTCCAAATACAGAATGTATTATGATGGGATCCCCGAATGATTGGTATGGGACTTTCTGGAGATTTCTTGCTATAGATGATACTGATATCGCTATGTTTAGAGATACAGATTCAAGAATAACAGACAGAGAGTATGCTGCCGTGAAGCAATGGTTGGATAATGATGAATCAGTACATATAATGAGAGATCACCCATATCATTCTGAAACCATACTTGCTGGTATGTGGGGATGTAAATCAAAGGATCTTATTAATCTTATTAATGAGTTTCAATATAAAAATAACGATTTGCCTACGGTTACTACATTGAAGGAATCTATTGCTCATTGGACTCGATATAAGATTATTGAAGCAACTACAGAGGGTGGAGTGCATAACTACAAAGGCAACGATCAGCAATATCTGAGAGAGGTTGTATATCCATGCGTGTATAAATCTTCTTTTATACATGATTCATTTACATCGTACAATCCGTGGTCTAATAGAATGAACGACGGCGGGAATATAAGAGCAGAGATGTTCGGATCTGCCGAATTAAACACCGGATTCCCATCATTGAGAAAACGAAAAGATACCTTAACTATGGGGAAGAGTATAAATGATATTATTGATTGGAATGATTTTGTCGGCCAGGTTTATGACGAGAATGACATACCAAATGAAGAATACGCACTACTTATAAAAAATATAAGTAAAAAAATTCACCCGAGTTGAAACACAAGACAAGGTAACTACATATGAACAAAGATAAATTATGCGTGGTTTCTGTTGGAATTGACGGAAGAGAACCATATTCGCAGTTCACAAAAATTCTTCAACAGCAGTCAATTGAAAATGGTTATGATGCAATGGTGTGGACAAATGATTTTCCACCCGGTAGTCCTACTCATGATCAAGTTCCTTATGCATTTAAACCTTTTGCAATTCAAGCGGCACGGGATGCAGGATATACTAAAATCCTTTGGATGGATTCTAAATGTTATATTCTTTCTCAAGTAACTCCTATAGAAGAAGCACTAGAGAAAGATGGATATTGGTTTGTAGAGGACGGGATGACTGTTGGTGAGTGGTGTAAAGATTCTGCACTCCCTCTTTTTGGTATAACCAGAGAAGAAGGATTCGGTATGAACGTAATCGCAGCAAAACATTTTGCTTTAAATTTTGAACATAAAATTGCTAGGGATTTCTTTGATGCCTATATGGGGTATGCAGTAGATAACGATGGTGAAGCATATATTGGTCCGTGGACAAACGAAAACGGAGAAGCATCGACAGATGAAAGAGTCAGGGGACATAGACATGATCAGGTGTGTGGTAGTGTAGTACGACATAAACTTGGTATGAAACTATCACCAAATAATGTTGTGGATTGGAGAGACGGATGGAAATACAAAGATGAACCAAATCCACACGGTACATTTGATCCTCTAATTCTTTTTGATGGGTATTTGCACGGCACAGCATTAAATTGTACATGTCCTATTTGTTCAGAAGTAAATCCTAAGATTATAAGCGGAGAAATTGTTCCTCCACCCTGTTTTTGGAGACAATAGTAATGACTAACAATAACCTAATTAAATCAGATACATACTTGAGTGAGAACCTTTAGACGATTTGAAATGAAGGAGATTCGTAATGGAAAAAGTGGTTATCACAGGCGCACTTGGATATATTGGAACAGAACTCTGTAAAGTATATTCAGGTGAAGCACGATTTAAAAATGTTGTAGCAGTTGATACTAGATTTGTATCAGAGCGAGTTAAGCAACTCAGGGATTGGGGTATTGACTTTATTCAATGTTCCATCTTAGATGAAGAGTGTATGAAGGATATAGTATCTGATGCTAATGTTGTTATTCATCTTGCAGGTGTAACAGATGTTGCGTACACTAAGACTGAATCCAATCCAGAGCAAGATGCACTGATTAAAGCCACGGCAATTGATGGCACTAGAAATATCATCAATAACATTACAGATGAATGTAAATTAATCTTTCCTTCCACGCATGTAATCTACGAAGGTTTTGAACAAACAAAACTTGATATTTTAGAAACAGAAGAACCATGTCCCGTTCTTTCTTATGCCAAAGGTAAGGTACAATCTGAAATAGACTTAAGCAACTCGAATAAAAATTATGTTATACTTCGTCTTGCAACTGTTTGTGGTTTCTCGACAGATACAATGCGTATAAACATTATGCCTAATCTGTTTTCCAAGATTGCATCGCAACAAGGAACTATCAAATTGTTTTCGGGTGGAGTTCAACTGAAAAGTTTAGTTCCGCTTTTGGATGTTGTCCATTGTATTAAGTTTATGTCAGACAATAAAGATATCAGCAGAGAAACATTTCATCTTTCAAAAGAGAGCATGACTGTTAAAGATGTTGCCAAGATTTGTAAGAAATATAATCCA